CTCCAAGTGGTAGTCCAGTTATCTCACGGTTATGACTCTCTTGAATTCATCTTTTAGCAAATTCATATGTATTTGTAGATACATGTGTCTTTTGCAAAGATAATTCAACTCCAAGAGCTTTGATTATATCTATATACTTCTTGGCGACTTTGTCATTTTTAATGACAATGTCATCTCCGAGAATTATATATTGATCAAAGTTCTTGTATCCACATAGTTGTGCACAATAGTACACAACTAAGTGGTGAGTCAAGGTGAAGACACTTCAAGAAGAATAGGTACCCATTGGTTGACCAGTTGCATAACGTAACTGATAACCTTCTGGTGTACTGAAAGTTCTTTCTTGAAGGATAGATTGTCAGGCTTGGGCTAGTTTCATATCGAAAATTCTAGCCATAAGTCTTTTCTGTAATTCTACAGGAAATCTATCAGTTGCTGAACTTAAGTCCAAGGATCAGAAGCTCTCATTATTAATCTCCCATTGATGAAATGGGGATTGAGTATAAGTTCTATCACAAGGAAGATTTTGAAGTTTATTCATAATCTTATTGTGTATAGGTTTAAGATATAATTGTGAAAAGTAATCACTAATCGCAATTATTCTTAACTTACACTCCGGATCTTTAACAAATGAAATCTTACCCAAAGTTCTTAACTTTGAAGGTTTGATCATTTTATTAAAGGCTTCCGAATAATTTTTAGAAAAGAAATCTATCCCATCATTTGTTGTAATCTTGAATAATCTATCCATCATTGGATAGTCAAAATTCAACAAATCTTGCTGAGCTGACAAAGTAGCAGGACCATTAGGTCCTGCTTTTGTTGAAAGATAAACATCTTTTAACTTGTTAAACTCAGGATGTGTAGATTTTAATCTATATTCTTGAACAAACTTATTGATTACACCTGATGGTATAATATGGGTCATTTTTGATCCATCTGTTATACTATCGTAATCAGGTTTGATTCTAGATCACTCTTTATTTGTTAAATCTCAACTTCTTGTGAAGTTAAGAATTGTAAACAAATATTTGAGAGATTCTAGATTGCCATCTACTAATGGTTTCAGGAAGGAGAAAACTTTTGGTCAACCTTCT